ACTACCAGATTGACCATTAACAATAGATACTGACATTGTAACTAAAGTTGAAGTAGGGTCAATATATTCATTATAAAAAACCTCTTCTGTATTAAAAGCTCCTGATTTTTGAGCTGATGGTGCTGACCTTAAAAATGTTCTCCAGTTAGTAGTAGAATTTAAGTTTTTTAAAATCCAAAAATCTGGAATTGCTGACAATCCGTGTCCTATAGTTGCAGTAGCTCCACTCCTTGTCCCTAAATGAGTTGTTACACTTAACCCTAAATCGTCATTTGTTGATAAAGTTGTATTTATATCACCTGCTGAATTTGTAGAAGTTGAAGTAGGTAGTTTCCAACAAAAAGCAACATAGGTTTCACCAGAACCATTAACAATAACATTACTGGTTAAAGTAAATCCATCAAGATCAAAAGAGGGAACATAGCCACCTGTACCTGCTCCTGGTAAGGGATATTGAGCTGCATTAGTAGATGAATCTAAAACCCTGTCAACACCTCTAACGATATCTAATACCATCCATTGTGCATTTGAGCCACTACTACGTTTTTTAATCCAAACCATTGCTGGCTGAAAACCAACTCCAGTTATTTGTCTGTTATTGTTTCCGTCTCCAGTCCAAGTAACAATATTAAAATGAGTTGTACCTGAATCACTAACAGCACTAATAGGCAATTTTTTATTTAAACTCATTGAAAGTTACTTTGAAATTTAACTATATCTGCTTTTTTACTTAATTTATTTATTTCTGTAATTTCAGCATCTATATCATCTCTTATTTTTTTTCTAGCTGCAATTATATCAGCAGGTGCATCTTTAACACCCTCTGCTTGTCTTGTAATATACCAGTCAGTATTACTTAACAAATCTTTTGCAAAATTTTTAATTTGTGATATTTTATTGCTTTTTAAATCTGAAGCACTTTCTGACCAAGTTTTATTTTTTACAGCATAAACAAACTTATTTTTAGATTTGCTAAAACTTAATTTGCCTAACTCTTGTATAGAATAATCTATGCTTGGTGTTTCTACATCAAAAAACCCCTCTTCTTCTAATTCGCTATCAGATAATTTGTCAAAACCATTTACATAATGTTTTTTACCATTATAATAAGAAGGTAACTTGCCATATATTTTTATTTCATCTTTTAATTGTATTGCTTTCATATCTTAATTATTATGGTGTTGTATCAGTTTGGAATGTATTAATAGTATAATGCAATAAAGCTGCACTATCTGTGTCGTCAATACAAGTTATTGTAATTACATTTGTAGCAGACTGGTCGAGTTCTGTGCTTCCTATTCTTCTTATTGTTGAAGTAGTAAAGTCATCAGCTAAAGTAATAGCTGCACTACTTAAAGTGCCAGATAGTACTATGTCAATTACTTGCCCTAGTTTCATATTCTGTATTGTTAAAGTAGCTGTAGCTACATTCCCAGTAAGTAAAAAAGTAGTAGCAGTTGAAGCGTCTATATTTTGATTGCCTGTAGATGTACTTGTAGCTTTTGCAGTGTATCTTGCTTCTAGTTTGTCGTGTGTAACATTGTCATTGGCAATCATAGCTGTTTCTACTGCTGTACTAGCTATAGTTAAAGCACCACCAGCAGCTATTGTAGCGTCTCCACTTATGTTACCAAAAATAGCGTCTTCTAAATTAGAAGCAGTCATACTTTTTAAGTTACCAGAATCGGAAGTGTCAGAAAGTATTACTAAATCGTCTTGTGCAAAATCAGTAATAGACCCTGCTAAAGAGTCTCCGTCTAGTTTATCCATATCTATAGCAGCGTTACTTGCTATTGTTGAATTGGTAATAGCAAAAGCAGTTCCAGTTGTAAGGTCGCTTTCGCTTGTTCCAAGTCCGTATATTTCTGCGAACATAGCTGCTACATTAGTTGCAAAGGTTCTTAAAGGGTCTCCGTTGCCACTATCTGCTGCTGTTCCTATATTTATGTCGATTGAAGCCATTATTATTTTTTTAAGTTATTCATTATCAATTAGTTATATTATTGTTTGGTCAAGTGTTATATCGGTTTTGTCTACTCTATATATAGTTGTGTCCATTGTAAGAGCTATAGTCTCAATTTTGTTTCCAGATAAAGGACTAACAAAACAAGAAGCTGCTGAATATTCTGGTATTGAATATATTATAGTCTTTTCTTCAAAGCCAAACTCTGTATAACAATATATATTACCCCAGTCGTTACTATTTGCCATATTTCTTTATCTTTTTAAGATACTCTGTTAATTTAATAACGTTTTTTATCTTAGGTTTATGTTTTTTTATAGTCATTGTCATAAATTCCACCCTTGAAAATTAAAAGCGTCTTTGTCTGGGTGTATGTCTTCATTAGAGTTTGTATTGTACTCTGGAAACAAAGCGTTGTTGTGTGACAAATAATCTACAAGTCTTTTAGTATAATACTCTGCGTAGTCTCTTTGCTTTTGCACAAGTGCGTCTATTTCTTCTTTTGGTACACTTTCGCTAGTTTCTGAAGTGTGTTTACTTATACCAGAGTTTTTAAGCTGATACGCAGCAAAAGGTAAATACTCTACCATAGAAAAGTGTATAAGCATAGGCACTATATAAGTGTTTTTTAGTGTAAGATAGTTACCACTTAGACTACCTGCTGTTAAATCTGTTTGTATTTTAGTGTATAAGTCAGTTCCTAAGTAGTGTCTTATATGTATTTCTTGAGCTATCTTAACAAATTGTATAAATTTGTCGGTGTCTACATTTCCGTCTAATATAGTATTCTTTGCTAAATCTGTTCTATTTAAAAATAATGCTACAGCCATAATCTTATTTATTTACGAATCCTTTGTTTGGCATATCTACTGGTCTTTTTGCTACAAGACTATCGTTTACCTCTGGTGTAAATCCGTCTCTTTTAGCTTGGTTTACACTAACTTCAGCGTTAGGGTTACCCACGTCTGGTTTTATCTCTACTTCTTTAGCTCTGTAAGTCTTTCGCATCCAAAAATGATGACAAGCTCCACCCCCTTTATAAAACCAAATACTATAAGTGTCAGCACCACCTAGACCCCAACCTGCATTGACTGCTCTATCCCCCATAGCTAAAATGTCTTCCTTACGATATATTTTTCTAGCTGCTACCATTTTCTTGCAGAAATCTCTACTATTTGATTTAGTAGTTAAAGGAGCATACTGGTAACGTACTTTAAATTGTATACCTTCTTCGTTTTTTCCGTCTTGGTCACTTTTACTATTTGGTCTTG